GGAGAGTTGACCCTACCAGAGGGTTACCTTGAATTTGTGCGTTTCAAGGTCCGCGAGTTGTTTCCCAAGGGAATCAAGGAGAAGTCCCTGAAGAAGAGGGCTAGACTTACCACCCCTCCATTTTCCTCCACAACCTGTGCGGGGAGAAAGGATGGTGGTTCGTATCGTTATTGGGAAGGTAGACAAGATGAGTTCTTGGTTTCCGAGCCAGTTGTGATCCATCAGCCGTCTTTCATGGTGGCTAAGGACGCTGGCAAACCGAGACCTTTGGTGAAGAACCACCCGTCTTACCTGTATCTTCGGCCCCTCCACCAACTCATTTATGATCGGCTTAGCGATAACTCATGGCTGCTTCGCGGGGAGTTTACCCGTGCCTCTTTGAACAAGGCCGGATTCTCCCCCGGTAAGACTTACTTATCTGCAGATTTTTCTGCTGCTACAGATGGTCTTCCAATTGAGGTCGCTGAGGCGATTATTGATGAGCTGGCCTTCCTTTCTCCTGCATCCCTTTCTCCTCTTTTCTCTTCTGCTCGCGCCTCCTTACGTCCGGCAATTTCCGGGCTTTCTTCCAGCGTGGTGACTCCGACCACCGGTCAACTTATGGGTAACCTCCTTTCTTTTCCACTCCTTTGCATGCAAAACTTTATTGCTGCTTGTTGGGTGGATGAAAGAACAGGTGAGGTAACGCCCAAGTTGATCAACGGCGACGATCTCGCGGTAGAGGCCAGTGAAATTTGGTGTCGAGAGTATAGGCTTAGCGCTCCGGGTCTCGGATTAACCTTAAATGAGAAGAAGACAGGTTATTCGTCGTCATTCGTGACGATGAATTCGACCTATCTGAATCATAATTTCAAGGTGATCCCTTTTGTGAAGTGTCGTTCTCTCTTCACAAATGACCCGAGGCAGGTAGGAAAGAACGCAGAGAGTTGTTTGGGGGCTTTCCGCAAAGTCCGAAGTACTCGCTCCCCGGTGTTCTACCGACATTTCCTCGCATTGAACGAGCGGACCATCCGCAAGGGTGGTAGGTCGTTGTTCGCACTTGGTTTACGCCTTCCTAGCCAAGGGAGGTGTATTCCGGTGTCTTTGTGGAGGAGAGAGAAGGTTAGGACCGGTTGGGAGATCCCTATTCCGACGGCAG